CTTGCATGGAGCCTGGCATGGATCGCAGAGAACACCGCGGCGCCCTGCTCAATCAAAGCCTGCGTCGTGCCAACAGGTGCATTGGCCTGGACGTCAGCAATCTTCTCCTCGCTAGTGGTCACCACCCCCTTGGCGGCGTCCGTAAGCCACGACAGAAGTTGAAACAGGACAGGGGAGGGCGGGTTGAACGGCATCGGCATCGCAAGCTTCTTGATGTCGTCAATGCCTGGTGCCGCCTCAATCTCGGCGACCTGCGTTACCTCAACCTGCACCGACTGCCCGGACAGCTTCGCGCCCTTGAGCTTTAAGAGCGTCGCTGCGTTGTTGATGTGGGCCGAGTCTAGAAGGGCTCGAAGAGAACCGGTGAGAGCAGCAGACAGACCGCCAATAAGATGAGGAAGGCCGATAGCGTAAGCACCGCGCCAAGGAATGAACTTAAACTCAACGATCCAGTCAAGCTTCGCCATCGTCTCATCGCCTTCCTCCCAGTTCCGGTATAGGCCAATCGCCTCAGAGTTGTAGTCGTCAATCATCAGGATGTAAGGCGCAGACTCACCCTTCGTGTACTCATCGCCCTTGATCTCAAGCCATGTATATATGTGATATATACGGCGCATCCCGTCCTCGTTCTCGCCGTGATTGCGGCCCTCAATCTTGTCGTTAGCCTTCTGCGACTTGGTTGGCTCAAGCTCAAGCGCGGACGACATCCAACTAATGTCTTTGTAAAGCCCAGACGCAACCCGGCGGTCGAACTCGTACTGGGTAATGTCGTGGACCTCAGTTACACGCTGCGCCGTATAGAAGTTGGCCGCGGCAAAAGGTAGTAGGACGTTGTCAATCGGCAGGAACTCAGCACAGGGCCGGCGCTTCTTCTCGTCGTACCAGAGCTTCATGTACTGCGAGCCACCTAGCGGCAGCTGCGTCATCATCTGCTCCTGCTCGTCCCGGAACTCCTCAATCTGCTGCGTGAGCTGCCAGTTCATGAAGTCACGCTTGCGCTCGGCCGCGGCTAGCTTGTTCTCGTCAACGTCACCCAGGATGTTCGTCCGCACAGGGCCATCGGGCGGGAACAGCTCCTTGATAGCTCGAGAGGCAAAGTCGATACAGGCCTCAGCCATTACCGGGTGGACGACCTTGCTGGCACCGCTGAAGTTGGCACCACCCGGCGCATCGTTACCTAGGCCAGTGCGGCGGATGCCCTCCTCGTACTGCTCATCGCGCTTCTCTCGAGCCCGCCGATCCTTCTCAACCAGCTCAATGTAACGCAGCGCCATCCCGCCAAAGTCCTCGTCCATCTCGAGGTCAAGGTCGTCAGCCAGGTTGCGGTAGAAGTCCTCATTCTCCTTGGGACCCTCTGACTTGGTCGTGACCATAGCCCCGCCATCGGGCAGCTCCTCGATGTCCGTATCATCAAACAGTGAGCCAACGTCTTCTGCCGGCGCCGTGTCTGGCTGGCCATCAACGAAGCGATCGGCCTCGGCGTCAACTGGGAACTGGGTTGGCATTTGTTTGCCCCTTTGCTACGATAGGTGTCGATTAAAAAAAGAGGAATCGAAAGTGGAACCTGAAGTCATCATCATCACCGGCGACAAAATGCTGCGCGTCCCTTACTCGATCTGGTCAGCATTCCTGCAGGCCGCGGCGCTTATGATCGACACCGGAGATATGTACCCTCACCTTGAACGAGAGCTTGGCGAGCCGGTGCTTGATCAAGTCAAAGAAGTTAAGTACGCGCTGGAATCACATCTCATCGCCTCTTTGATTCCTTGCCGCGGCTGCTAGGGCCCCTGCTGTTAAACCAGTTCCAGCAACCCCATAGAGCGGATGTGTGCCGCGAACCAGGCTATCCCGAACAATCTCTTCGGGCTTCTTTCCAGTCACTCGCCTAGTCCGCTCAATTGCTTCGTTGATGTGCTGCATCATTGGCTTGCCTTTGGTGCCCTTCAATCCAGCCCATGACACGTCTTGGAAGTTTGCCGGCTCAACACCCTGCTTCTTCGCTAGGTCATGCACAACCGCCTCAAAGATGCCATAAGAGTCACCTGGCGGAACCATGAGCTTAGGATCAAAGCCGCCCGACATCTGCTCATCAATTGTTGCGCGGTCACGGTGTCCGAGGAAGTTGGCGGAGAAGTCAAACCGCTTCGGGGTCTTGTTAGCTTGCAGCCCAGCGCCCTGATTGATCACCTTGTCGTACATCGCCATGTTGCCGGAAGCGAAGCGGCCCCCGATCGGGTATGGGAACTCGTAAGCCGCCTTAGGTTGCGTTATCCCGTGCTGGCGCAGGTAGTTGCCGTAGCTTCCCATTAGCAGGTTGGACGTTGGATCAGCGCCGCCTGTTGTCGCTGCCATTGCATCGGCAAACCGCTCCTTGAACATATTGCGCCCAACCTCAGGGCCAAACTCCTTGATGAACTCCGCCTCGAGCTGCCCCATCGCGTACCAGTTTTTGGCAAGTTCATCCTCAGAGCCCTTCTTAAAGGCATCGGTCAGGCGCTTACGGGCCTCTGGCGTGTCGTATTGCTTGCGGTACTTGTCAATCGTCTCCTGCTTCTTTGGGAGGGCATCGGTGACCGTCCGGCCTTGCAGAGGGTGCTTGGCGGCATCAGCGTAATAACGCTCCTCAATATCAAAGAAAGGCGTGTACTTGCCAGTGTCAATGTCTTTCTGTGCAGCCTTGCGAACCTTCTCAACAGCTCGAGCCTCGTCGGACAGTTGCTTCTGCAGAAACTCCTTGCCAGTCTTGGGGTCAACGGCAAGCACCGGAGGCGCCACATCAGGGTATTGCATCGCGATCTTGGCCTGGTCATATCCCAAGCCGCCCTTAACCGCCTTAGCCAGCCCTGGCGCAACCTTGACCGCTCCAGCAGCACCCGGCAGCACCCCAAGGACCGCGGCGCCATAGTTGCGGGCTGCATCGCCATATCTGCCAGACTCAAGGTCATAGTTACCCTGGCTGATGTCTCGCCCGCCCTCCTCAAGCCCTTTAGCGGAGCCCAGGAACGGCACGAAGTCGATGGCACCCATACCGCCAGGGATACCGCTCTCGGCCCCACCAAAGGCCGTCATGGAGAGCCGGCGGGCCCGCTCCTTAGATGTAATCTTGGCCAGCTGCTCCTCGAGGAAAGCCTGCGCCTTCTCTGCCTGGGTTAGCTCTCGGCTGCGGGCTTCCGGTTCAACACCACGAAGCAGGCGCTCCATCGTCGGGTAAGTTGCTGGCATAAATCACCTATGCGGCGTAGGGGTTGACGCGCTTCCTGCTGGCTCCGGAGTCCGCGTAATCGTCATCGTCGTAGTCATCTCGGGGCGGTGGGTCAATCTCAATCCAGCCCGAGTCACGGAGGAACCTCAGGCCCTGGCTGGTCGCATCCACAAAGTCATCGTGCGTGGTCTCAGGGAATGCGCAGAGCTGGCTGACCATTCCCTCGGCCCAGTCGCGAACGTAGCCAGGCCTGGTGCTGCTCTCAGGGATCCAGACCCTACCGCGGGCGATTACGTTGCTGACGATGTTGAGTCGCTGCATCTTGTCTGCTTTGCCGGGGTTATATGAGCGAACGGGAAGATGCGCCCTTTGAAGGTCCTGAATGAGGCTAATACCGGCTGACTTATCCTCAACCAGGATGAGGTCAACGCGCTTGCGATCCTTTCCCTCGCCATACACATTGTTGTACTCCTCAATTACCTTAGGCCGTAAATCGGGGTATTGTAATCTATCCTGCCAGCAATCAATGACCATAACCGACATTGGATCGTCAGTCGGTTTAAATACGCCATAGGTAATACAGGCGGTCGGGTCATTCTGCGTCTTCTCTGTATAGGCGCAATCGTAACTCTGGATAATGTATTCAAAGCGCGGAAATGGCTTATCAGACGGCCATAGTTTGAACATGTCCCTTTTGACAATGCCAGACTCCTCAGGATCAATGATCTCGGCGAAGATCTCCTGGCGCCCTAGCTTGGTCCCCTCATACTGCAGGATCTGCCGCTGGAAGTTAGGCGATAGGTTAGCCAGGTTGGTATACGTCGATGCCGTAGTCACCACAACATCATCGCCGTCCCTGCCGATCAGGTCGATGATCAGGTCCTTAGGTCTGGGCGTTGTGGTGCAGATCATAATGGTCCGCTTACCCAGCCGCAGCCCGAACTGAATCTGATCCCATGCCGCTTGCAGATAATCCCAGGCCGCTAGCTCATCAGCCCAGGCAAAGTGGAACTGAGGGCCGCGGAAGCGTTCTGGCTCTGATGCTGGGATGCCCTTGATGAGGCTGCCGTTCTTTAGCTTGAGCTCAAGCAGGCTTTTGTTGTAGTCCTCGATCAGAACCGGCGGGATAACACTGAGAAGCCCGCTGTCCCCTTCAATGCAAACCGCCCTGACGTCAGATGCTGTTGGGGCTGCAACAAGGGCTCGAGTGCCTGGGTTGGACCATGCGAGCCATCCTATCTGTTCTGCAGCTAATCTCGTCTTGCCCGCTCCCCGGCCCGCGCAGAGTAACCAGATACTCCACCAGTCCCCTGGAGGCATTATCTGGTGCTTATGAGCCTGGGTCAGCCACTTTGCCCGCCATAGGAATGCAGCCTTTTGTTCTTCGGATAACGCAGCGAACTTTGCCTTGACGTTAGGATCCGATAGCGTCTGGATTACGGCGTCATTCATTCAAGCCAGTGAGATGAGGAGACCGTACCCTCGTGGCAGACATAGGTGACCGTCATCTTGTCAGGGTTGTGTTTGTGGAAGAACTTGGGCATCGTCACCTTGCTTACCACGTTATCAGCCCAGAAGTGCTCTGTATTGGCCTCGAGGTCCTGAAGCAGCTCTTCAGCGAACGTTCTGTTAAACGCCATCGAGGAACTGATGCCACCAGGATCATGGGCAGTGAACGGCCCGCGGTAGTACTCATAGAACCCTGGCTTAACCTTAAGGAGGCCGCCGGTAGAGTTAATTACCATGTAGCTATTTTGCAGATCCTTGATGCTCTCCTCGATGTGGTTGGAGCGGTAGATCTCGTCGTGGTCTGCCCAAAAGAAATACTCGCAGCCATTTTCAATCAGGAACCTCAAGGGTATCGAATACCACAGGCACTGGTTCTCAAGCTGCTCAGGGGTATGCATCCAATGGTGAAGGTATGGCAGCTCTAGATCCTCAATCGCCCAGGAGAAGCTGTCTGAAGTGCCGTTCTGGTGAAATGCAACCAGGTCAGGCTTTACGGTCTGTGCTGCGAACTGGAGCGCTGCGAATCTTGCAAAGTCTGGCCGTGAGTAAAGCGGCGTAAAGATACCGATCATTGATCTTCCAGTTGGCGCTTAGATTCTAGGTTGGTGATGATCGCATCGAACACAGTAGTATCAACCTTGATGGGGCCACCATTCTCACCGGTCAACTCAATCTGGGAGCGATCGGACCATCCTGCACGGGACTTTAGCCAGAAGATGGCCGCGGGGATATTCCCGTTCTTCCCTGCATTAAAGAGCGATGTGGCCATCTCTGAGGTGGCATCAATACGCCCATCATCAAGCTCTCTGCGGTACTTACGGACCAGGGTATCTTGAGATATACCGATCTTTGTGGCGATATCCTCATGACGAATGCCAGCAGCCGCTAGTGTACGAACTATCGTTTGATTGGCCTCCGTTACATGATGCATCTTAATTTCTCCGTAAAATCACAAACAGCGATAGCGGCCCCTATTGGTTTCTTATCTTTCTTCTCTTATCTAATCTCTTCTGGCAATGCTAGCCCTTACCGTATCTATGGAAAAGACACAGGACCGCTTTACGCTGCTCTGGCAACGCTTCCCAGACTTCTTTCAACCACCCGGCTCTAGGATTCGCCCACCGCCCCCGCTCTGGCTTGCTCGTGTAACGGGGTTTGCAAGCTCCCACCACCGACGGACCGCATGGGAGCGAGAAAACATTATGACATAAAAATCAGTCACCACAAAAGCACGAGATGTCCTCTGAACTGTCAAACATATCTACCTGACGGTTGGCCGCATCCATCATGGCTTGGTAGGACGGGCGGTCAGTGCGGAAGAAAAAACCTGTTGGCTTACTAGGTGTAGCGATGGTTTCCATCTTGGCCCACCACAATGCTCGCTCTGGTTCCCTTGAAATCAGACTCATTACCTTGTTCGTGTTCTTCAAGAAGCACAGGTCGCAGTTTCCCCACGGCGTCTCACCGTTGATGTTGTCTAGTTCTAAATCAAACGGCTGCTCACGCCAGAACTTCGCTACGTCATGCTTGGTGACGCCTGCAATCCCGCAGGGGGCGTACTTGGTCTCGTGACGTCCGTAGTCTTGGTTCTTGATCTTGGAGAGCCTGCGCTGCTCGTCTGCCCTGATGCCGATCCAAGACTCCCACTCCTCCCAACCTAAAGACTTTAAGTATCGATGGCAGGTTCTCACCTTCAACTCTACGGTGCAAAACCTCACCAGTGGATTGGGGAGATACTTGCGCTTACGGATAATTGCCTCAAATGGCTCGCCGTTCCTGCTAGCAGTCTCAAACGTAACCTTCTCAAACTTGGCCTCAGAGTCTTTGAACTCTAACCAGTCAATCTCAACGCCCCAACTTTTTGAGCATTCATTGACAAACTTTAGCGTCTCCTCCCGTTCCTTTCCTGTGTTCTGAAAACAGACTCTTGCCTCATCAGGAAGGCCGTTGTTTGCTTCTAGAGTGCGGTAAAGCATATAGGCCGATGTTCTGCCTCCTGAGAAGGATATGCAAGTCGGTCCGTTAATTTTGAATGGGTCCATAAAAAAACCGGGTCTCCCCGGCTTCCTGTGTTAGTCAAATTTCGGCCAGAGCATAAGCATACCCGCCTTGGCGCCTCTTCGGACTAGCTCCTTCTCGCTAGCCATCAGCCCACCTGGTAGGGCGTAGTAGCCGTTGAAGTGGAAGTGTGGGACGAGGTGGACGCCGTTTAGTACCAGGCACTTGGTGGCCATTTTAGCTGTTGCGATTGTCATGATTTATCCTTGTTGAAGTATGTGAGCCAGAGTTTCTGTCGTTGTTCTGGAAGTTCGATAAAGAGTCGTGCAGCCAGGTCTGTAACGGATGCGATAGTGAAGTT